ACCTGAAAACTTGAGGTCTTCCTCGTTACCTTTAAGTGTACTTTCACCAAGTTGACCAAAGGATCCTAATTCGGAACTTGCAGTAAACTCGATACGATCACCGCGCCGACCTTTAATGTCGTTGCGGACAGCAATAGAGGCTCCCGATCCTTCTGGCCCCTCAAGGGGAGAAAGAACGTCAGCCGTTGAGGCGAATTTCTTGAAAGTTTCCTTCCAGACCTTCGCTCTGGCATTTGCTACATCAGCAAATGTGTTAGTTGTAGTTGTTGGGCTAATATCAGCCATTGTCTTTTATTTTTTATGTTTGGGTTGTAGTTTCAGCCCCTAGACAATGACTGATGGTCAATGCTCTAACGGCTGTAATTAGTCGGAGTGCAAGCCTCGACCTATCTTCTTAAGAAGTTCTTGGCCTTGGTCTGCGCTCATTTTAGAAAAATCAAGCGCCCCCGCATCCATTGGAGGAGCGCCACTTGCAGTGCGGCTACCACTCGCAGGAGTTGCGTTAGTAGGACGTTTGCGATTACCGAAGGGGTTATCAGGTTGCTGTGAAGGCTGGGCGTTTGAGCTTGCCAAGCCAAGCTCTGCCGCCGCCACCGCCGCCGCCTGAAACGGCCAATCGGCGTTTTGTAGAGAAGGATCGTTAGAGGCTTTAAGTGCATCATACTTAGTCTGAACCAAGTTGAACAGTTCACTATTCTCGTCCGCAAGATCAGGGTAGAGGTCGAGTGCCTTATCAGCGGCGCTGTCCCAACTGTTTGTAAACTGTTGCTGTTCTTCAGCCGTGGCAGTTTGTTGGGCTTCACGAATGTCCATCTGAGCGTTGATGCGTTGCTCTTGCAGATCAAAACGCTGTTGCAGTAAAGCGTCTGCCTGCTCAAGTTCACCCTCTGCTCGCAATTCACTGATTTGTTTGTCGATGTCAGTGATTTGTGTATTGATACCCTCTAAAGCCTGCTCTGCACCGCTGGCTGGGGTGTCCTGAACAGATTCTTCCTGATGCTGTTGTTGGTTGCCCCCTAACTGCGATTGCGCCTCCGACAAACTTATATTGTGCGCGGATGCGTAGGCGACCACCAAACGGTCGGCTTCAGGTAGATTCTTGATTCGTGTTCTACCGGAATCTAGTATTCCCTGAGTTCGGGAATCTAATTCTCCATTCTCGTCAGGTTGATCGGAACTGGTCTGGGCTTCTTCTGATGCTCCCGCATCAAATAAATTCACCGAGCCATCCTCGTTTACCTGAACATCTATGTTTTGTTCTGATTCTGCTCCCGCAGATTCACTGCTTTTTTCAGCTCCCGCTGATTCGTTAGTTAACATAAGCTAAAAATAAACTCGTGCAAATCAAGACTCAACCTTTATTTTATGAATGATTATGGCTACTAAAAGCACTAAAACGACAGGGAGAGTCATTACGGATAAAGGCAAAGCTGAGTTTTCTATAAATGGCTTCGAGCAAGGGTTTAAAACACTGGCAAAGATTGTTGATAAAAATGGCAACATTATTTCGCCTGACCCTACCTACCTTCAGAAAAAAATATTTGAGACGGTTTTATATTTTACGGACAATAAACTCCCTTTGAGGATGCTTGTCCTCAAGCCGAGGCAGGCAGGAAGCTCAACCGTCCTGAATTGGATTGTCTACTGGTGGCTCAGGACAAGGCTAACCAGAGCTATCTGGGTGACGGATACAAATGCGACAAACGCCTATCACCGAAACATGATCAGCACTTATGCAGAGTTTGATCCATTTCCATGGGGTAACGAGTTTGATTTGTTTGATAGAAGGGCTGAAGCCAGCAATAGATCAGTTCGATATACCTCTTCAGCGGAATCCAAAGCTCCCGGAGTCGGAGGAACTTGGACTGTTGTGGGCAGTAGCGAAACGGCAAAGTTCGGAAAACAGGGAGCCGCTAAGGATGCCAGTGTAATTATGCCTCAGTTAAAAGCAGGTCTAGCTGATGCTCCCGGAACCCTAGGAATGGATGAATCTACTCCTGACGGGGTTAATTATTTCTCAAAGCTTATAACTGGGGATCCTGATGCTTCCAGCAAGGGCGCACAAAAGGGCGCGGTCACCCTTGAGGAGTGGAAAGAGGGAAAGAGAGGCAATGGAATGGTGAAAATTGTGACTGGCTGGTATGATGTTCCTGAATACCAGATGAAAATTCATAGCCAGAAAGAGTTTGAAGACATTCTGGAGTCCCTAAGTATGGAGGAAAAAAGGGTCATAGCGGAGCAGGGGCAGGAGAAAATCACCGCAGAAAGGCTTAAATGGAGGCGCGTAACCATTGATGGGAAGCTTGGAGGGTCAGAAGAAATATTTCAGCAGGAATTTTTGGAGAGTGAGGAAAGGTGCTTCTTAGTTTCCGGTTCGCCACGATTTGATATGGAGGGTCTTATTCACATATCAAGCAACGTGAGAGTAGCCTCGCCCAAAAGGAAAAACGGAAGGCTGGTTGAAAAGGATGGTAAAATCACCTTTGAGGAATGTGCGAAGAGTGAGGCTGAGTTTCAGATGTGGGACGAAGCGCCTGAACTCGGCAAGCGCTATCTTATCACCGTAGATTCAATGACAGGGAAGGAGGTCACTTCAGGGAATAATAAACAGGATAGAAACTCTATTATGCTATGGCGTGGGCCTCACAAGGACAAACAAGGAGTGATGCATCCCTTAAAGCTTATTGCCAGAGCAATGCCTGATAACCAAGATGATCCTACTCCCGGTTGTGTGAAAACCGCCATATTAAGCAAGTGGGCTGGGGAATGCATAGTGGTTCTGGAAATTAATAATTCAGGGCTGGCGTGGGTAAGCCCCCTCAAGGATGCTGGAGTGAGGCTCTGGAGGAGAAAGGTATATGACACAATTACCGGAAATACCCTCAGAAAAATAGGATGGTCAACAGACCAGAAAAGCAGGGAGATTATAATAAGCGCTCTGGCAGACGCTATAAGGGCGAAAGAGGAGGGGATTGTAATCCCTTGTTCTCAGCTTTCTTCTCAACTTCAAACCTTTGTAAGGGATAAAACAGGGAAGCCCCAAGCGTCACCCGGTAACCATGATGACGATGTTATTACTACCGCCATGGCCTGCGAGCTTCAGGACATGGGTGATCTTTACGAGGAAAAGAAGAAGCCAATAGTTGAGTCGGACTATAATTGAGTCTATCTTTACCAAATGATTAATAGATATGGCCGATCCAAAAAATAAATATAAAGAGATGCTTTCCTCCGGGACTCCCAAAAAATTTAAAATGCCAAAAGGCAGTGTCGCTGGTGACATTATAGGTGCGCCCCGAAAGAGGCGGTTAATGATGAAGGAGACAAGGGTGAAAGATACTCCTAAATACAACCGCTATGGATACAAGTTACCATCAGCATCATGGCGGAAGCCTTCAAGCGAGAAAAACCCCGCACCTAAATACCACCGCTATGGATTTAGATCTATAGATGAGGATGATGGCAGATTAAAACCTGTAGCAGGACTTTACCACACCTTCATTTATGATCAACAGGGGAAGCCGAAGCCTTCAGGTAAAGGCCCATCTAAAAAAGGCGACAAGCCTCTTTACGGATATAAAGGGACTGATAACCCTGTGGCTAAAAAGAAAAAGCCTAAGAAGAAGATTCCTAAGACTAAGAAAAGAATTAAAGGTACTCTACGGGACAACCTCCCGATATTTGGAGGGCCAGGAAGAGTCCCAGAGGGTTAGCCATGTCTGATGGTATAAAGGAAAAGGGGATAGATCCTAAATTTATAATATCTCTTTTAGTCGGCCTTGCTGTTCAGGCAGGAGGCATTGTGTGGTGGGCTTCAAAATTGCAATCGCAAGTACAACACAATGATTTTCAAATTCAGATGATGGCAAAGGACGTGGAGAAACATTCTATTTTCGTTCGTGATTGGCCTGCCGGAAAATGGGGAAGCGGCTCTCTTCCCGATGACGTAAAACAGAATCTTAAAATCTCAATGCTTGAATTAGACATGGATAAAGTGATGTCCAAACTATACAACGGAACTCATCCTATTGATCAATAATTATGAATAAGCCATTCAATCCAAAAAAACCGCTGTCGAAGTCTTCGTCTTATGACAAGGAGCTAGGTGAAGTGGCAAGGAAAAGGTGGCCTCTTAATCCAAAGTCTAAACCTAAGAGAAGAGGCAAGTTCAAAGACGAGACTGTCACGGACGGTGAAGCATGGGACGCTTGGGTGTGGCATCCAGAGGCAAGACCCAAGCGTGAAAAAAGAAAATCATTTGTAGGCCCTCCAAGAGGTGACTGGTTGGAACATGGATCCAGCAGATACCCCGGTAAAAACAAATTTGGGAAAAGGGGGCAGATACTCAAACACCCCAAACATGACACTTATTGGAAAACAGTTTTAGGTGAAGCAAGTGTTGGCAATGCCATCACATACGACAAGAAAACCAACCGCAACTATTCAAACCCTGCATGGTGGCTGGGAGGCAGGAAAAAGGACAAGTAATCTAACAGAGTTCTAAAAACACAAAAACCCCTCCAAGCTTTTTTTTCATTTTTTTTTACACTGTTATACAAGTGTGTAATTTTCTGTAAGTGCTAGAATTGGCCTGTTCCTAACAATTTCTAAAAGTGACTATGTTATATTAGTCACATGAAAGGCACTCTCTACTTAAAGAAAAACAGCACGGGCCTGTTCTATAAAGCCCGTTATATCAAAAGCCGTAAGGCTTACAGACTAACATGGTTCTCACCAGGCGGTGAGGTTACCTCATCCACTAAACACTCATGGGCTTACACCCCTGAGTCTACCTTTGAAGAAAGACTGAAACTATTCAGGATTCTCAAGAACAAGCCTACTAAGGCTCAAATCCAAA